TATTCGAAGCGAAAAAGCAACTGGAAATGTCGCTGACCGACGACGCACACGATGACCATTTGACCGACTTGATTAAGCAATGTAGGGAACAGTTTGAAGACGACACTGATACGGCATTGTTGACGCAAACCTGGAAGGTTCAGTGCCAGAGTTTTGGTGACAAGATTACGCTTCCAAAACGGCCAGTGCAATCGATCACGACAGTTAAGTATTACGATGGAAACAACACTCAGCAAACGCTTTCATCGGCGTTGTACCAACTGCACAAGCCACTCAGGCAGATTCGGCTAGCCTACCAAGCGACAACTCCGGCAACAGCAGCTCGATGGGATGCTTGGGAGATTACCTACGTCTGCGGATACGGTAGCGACGCTACCAACGTGCCAGGCGTAGCAAAGCGGGCGATCCTGCAACTCATCGGGTACTACTTCGACGCAAACCGAGGCGACAACGACAGATCAACCGACCTTGGCAACTACGAAAAGCTTGTCCTGCGATACATGAGGGCAAGTTACCCATGAGCAGCAGAACGAAAGTCGGAGCAATGCGGCATCGCGTCCACATCCAAGAGCCTATCGAAGCACAAGACGACACCGGGCAACCAATCGTCACTTGGCAAACGATACTTGAAAACGAGCCTGCCGACTTTATGCCGACGGGTGGCATGGAATCAATGAGAGGCCGACAGCTTGAAGCAGGCACGAAGGCAATCTTTCGAGTCCGGTACAAGCCTGTCTACACAACACAAATGCGAGTCCTTTTCGATGACGTGTCGTATGGGATAACCTACGTCAATCAAGTCGATGGACTTCGCAAGTTCATAGAACTGGTGGCAACAACATGAGCCTAAAGCTTGAGATTTCATTCGACGAGGCGATGCTTGCCAAGATTATGCAGATTCCATTGCTAATGCGACTTGGGCCGAGCGAGCGAGTCCTGAAGGCGATGGCAAAGCCTATTGTGACAAAAGCGAAAGCGATTGCACCAAACTCGAGCATTTCTGGCACACGCAAGAAGTGGGGCAAGAAGTACAAAGACAACGCTGCTTGGCAAATCAGCTCAGGCAAGCACATCAAAACAAAGTATCTAAAAAACGAACGCGGCGGAGTTCTCATCGTCGGTGGAGATCACCCAAAAGCTAACAAGCTGAACTTTGAAGCTGGAGAAAACCGCAAAGTATTTTACTGGGGCGTTGACAGCGGCAAAGTAAAGCGCATCAACCCATCAGAACGCTTTATGCAACGAGCGTACGACGAAACAAAAGCGGCTCAACAGTCAGCAGGCTACGCACAACTGGAAAAAGAAATTAAGGAGCTAAAACTTGGCTAAAAACTTACGACTTACCGACACGGTCACAATTGCCAGTTCGGGGACTGTCTCCACTTCGTTGACCCTTGAAAACAGTCGGATACCAGTTGCGTTGACAACTCCTGCGGCGTTGACTGGTACCGCCTTTACCTTCAACGCCTCAGCAGACGGAACGACCTTTCGTCCTTTGTACTACGAATCAACCCAGTACACAGTAACGGTCTCCACATCAAGGCATATTGGTCTAAATCGACTGGCATTCGAAGGCGTCAAGTATCTTCAGATTGTCAGCGGTTCGACTGAGACTGCATCCAGAACTATTGGAGTAATAAGCGGCGAATAATGGCAAGCGACGTAGGCAAAGCACTCAGGTCAAAACTACTCAGCTACGCGGGCGTTTCTGCGTTGGTTGGGCAACGTATGTATCCTGACGCTTTGCTTCAAAACGCTACGCTCCCGGCAATCGTCTACTACAAAATTTCGACACTGCGAGAACACATCGTAGGCGACGTTACCAGACTCGCCCACGCTCGATTCCAACTTGATTGCTACGGCACATCGCGGGAGTCAGCCAACGACATTTCGCACGCAATCCGAACCAGCGGAATTTGTTCCTACCAGGGGACGACATTGAGTATCTATTTTTGCGGGACAGAGATAGACAGCGGCGATTCTTACGAAAGCGGTCCACCAACGGACGGCAATCAGGAGCATCGGTACATCACCAGTTTCGATTTGTTAGTTCACTATTGGGAGGCGACATAACATGCCAGCTTTAACAGTACCAGTCACAGGCAACGGCGCAACGATTTCAGGACTTGGAATCACAACCTTTCTGACTTCGATTAGTTCAGCAAAAATTCAAGCCACACCGCTTGATATTACAGTTCTTGCAACAACGGGATTCAAGAAAATGCGTCCTGGAGACTTGCGAGATTTGCCAGAGGTCACGGTCGAGTTTTATTGGCTGGGTGCTGCGGTGCCAACATCGACCACCATGATTCCAACCAGCGAACCGTACGCTGGAACAACCTTTACGATCACTTATCCAGGTGCGGGTTCATTTGCAGGAACCGCATTCGTCAAGAGCGTTGATTTTCCAGCACCAAAGAACGGCGAAGTCATGAAAGGATCGATGACGATCCAGTTCGACGGAGCCACAGGTCCAACATTTACGGCGGCGTAACATGATAACTGAATTGAAGCCATTTATTGGCATGGGCGTTGACGGTAAAGAAGTTGAACACGACCAATGGTTCGTGACTGTTGATGGCGTGAACCTTGGCTTGCTTTGCAAGAATCCAGACTCGCGGATCATGCCACTACTCGAAGGCAACAAACTAAGTGACGAGCAATGGTTGCCAATCGTTGCCGAGTGTTCGACGTTAGCCGGACACGTTGTCAATCCACCTTTCCATTTCCACGTTCCTCCTACCGAGGGACTTTTAGCAGACGAAGACGAGGAAGAAGAAGACGATGACGAACAAGAAGCTAATTGACAAAGACTCGCTGGCTGATGTGCTATCGCAACCAGTCCAAGAGGTTGTCGTTGAGTTCGAGGGCAAGCTGTTTCGTTTGCGAGAGCTTACAGAAGATCAGGCCGTAGCCTACGAACTCGAACTGCAAGACAAGAAGGGCAAGTTCGACGTTAAGAAGATGCGCCGAGCCATGATTGCCCACTCGTGGATTGGTGTTGATGGCGAACGACTGATCGACGACTCCGACAAGCTGAAGACCATGCGTCGAAGCTTGGCAGGCTACTTGTTCGAAGAGTGCCAAAAGCTGAACAGGTACGAACCTGGAGAGCTTGAGGGCTTAGTAAAAAACTTCGACGAAGCCGGAAGCTCAGAATAGCTTACCGGCTGGCCTTGCAGTGGGGGATCGCTGACGTTGACCACTGGCTATCGACACTACCAAAAGGAACGCTGGATAAGTGGCTTGCTTTCGATGCTGTCGAGCCTATTGGCGAACAGCGATTGCAACACGCGGAGCTATTGGCAGTTCTGTACAGGCTTACAGCAGTCACACTGGCAGCACACGGGCAGGCAATGGAACCGATCCAGATCGAAGGTTACATGCCATCGCGGTACGAACCAGAAACCAAGCCAAAGAAACCAAAACCGTCAGAAGCGATTCCCCAAGTTGCATCGATCTTTGGACTTACAGAAGTAGTGAAACAGCATGGCCGGATCGATTAACCTAGCAAACGTAGCTCTTGGATTCGATGCTTCTGCGCTAACCAAAGGCGTAGATTTGTCGGCTGGTGAGCTACGCAAGCTAGGCACGGTTATCAAGGCTTCTGAAAGCAACATTGACAAGTACGCTGATGCGATGAAATTGCTGGACATCGCACAGCAAAAAGGTGCTGTAACTGCGGATAGGCTAGCGGCTGCGCAAGACCACTTGGCAAAAAAATACGGTATCGAAACGTATGCCATGATTGAGGCTAGGCAAGAAGCTGAAAAGCTCAATAAGCAAAAAAAAGACGATGATGCATTAGACAAATTGCGCATGCAAAACATTCAGCGAGGCATCGAATTGCGAAAGCAAGTCATGACTGCTGAGGAACGCCATGCGGCTGCATTGCGCACGCACAGCAACGATTTGAAGCGAGGAATAATCGATCAGGAAACATACAACCGTCTTATCGAGCAATCAGTTCAAAAAAACGGACTGGCTGCAAAGTCGGTTTTGCAAGTTGCAGACGCGCATAAAAAGCTTGCGGCAGTACCAAAACCAACAGTGTTACCACCACAGCAAAACCAAATTGCAGGCGATATCAAGTCGGTGTTGGCACAATACGCAGGAATGGCAGCGGCGTTTGCAGGCGTAAAGAAAAGCCTGTCACTGGCGGCGACAGCAGAAACCAACAAGATTGCATTGGAGGTTCTGACCGGCTCGACAGCTAAAGCACAGATGCTTTACGAAGGATTTATCGAACTAGATCGAAGTTCTCCTTTGTCTCGCGCAGACTTTTCAAGAAGTGCCCAAACGCTTATCGGCTACGGGTTTGCTGCTGAATCAACACTTCCAGCGTTGAAAGCACTTTCAGAAGTTTCCGTAGGCAACGCAGACCGCTTCCAATCGCTCTCGCTGGCGTTTGGACAGGTAACGGCCAACGGTCGCTTGATGGGTCAAGAAGTCTTGCAGATGGTAAATGCGGGATTCAACCCGTTGCAGGAAATAAGCCGGACGACTGGCCGCAGCATGATCGAGCTGAAGAAGGCTATGGAAGATGGAGCTATTTCCGCAAGCATGGTCGAAGATGCATTCAAGTCGGCAACGAGCGAAGGTGGGCGGTTTTATGAGATGAACGAACGCCTAAAGAATTCCGCTGCTGGTCAGTTTGCCAAGATGAGCAGCGATGTAGAGATGATGGCTACAGAAATTGGTACAAAACTGTTACCGGCGATGAAAGCACTCATGGACCTGATGAACGCAGGGGCCGACGCAAGCGGCAATGGTGGGGCGTTAGCACGCTTTGCGGAAACCTTTTCAGTTGGTTTAGAGGGGATTATAGCAATCGGAAGCGATGCTTTTATGAACCTTGATAGCAGTTACAAAGGAACAAAGTTTGCGGACTTGCAAGAGCGACTTGGAGAAGACGAGCTTAGAAAGCAAATGGAAAAAGAGCATGTGCGCATGCCAACGTTTGAAGAAAAAGAACGAATAAAAGATATTATTGCCAAACGTGCTGCCAAAGAACGTGAGGAACTAGAAGCAATTGCAGCTAAAGAAAAGAAGATAGCCGACGACAAAGCCGCTGCTGCGAAGATGGAAAGCGACAGGCAAAAGAAAGCACAACAGGAAGCGGACGCGGCGTTTCAAAAGCTTATCAAAGATTCCGAGACGCTAAAGCAAAAAGCACGATCGCCATTTGCTGAATACATCTTAGAGTTTGAGCGTTTGCAAGACATGTTTAACGAAGGATTTATTGACGAGGCAACCTTTGAAAAACAAACAGCGGATGCACTGGAAAAGGCGAATAAGAATGCAAGAACAGACAAGGAAGGTCCAGACAAAAACGGCATCGATCTAGCAATTGCTCCAACGCTTGCGGCTGGCAGTGTAGAGGCATACAAGTTCATGAACGATCAGAAGAACGAAGAGATGGAGATGGCGTTGAAGCAAACGGAACTCGCAGAAATAAACAATCAGATTGCACAGCAGCAACTTGACGCAATCAAAGAGATTCAACCAATCGGAAGGGCGCGTTAAATGGCAAGCCAGATTATAGAATCAAGCGAACTCCGAGACGGGAACGGCAGTGTTAAAGCTGGTAAGCTGCAAACGCTTATCTTTAC